ATCGAACAGGAATGGAAGTAGAGGTCGCATCAACACTTGTCAATAAAGATTTGAAGGCTAAAATCGAAATTGATGCACAAGCATTAAATTTACTTCCGAAAACTAGACGTTTACCAATATGACAGGCTATGAAGCGTTCAGCATTTACCATGTCTTGAAATTACATTTCACAACCAACTATGATTATTTCAAGTACAATGGTAAATGCAACATCACAATCGAGACATTCGAGAAAAGAAAAGACAAATATTACTTCTACAAACTATCACGAAAATATGATACTGAAGAGTATAAAGAATTTGTTATTTCAAATCTCTTGAATGATCCTGACTCCTGGGCTGGTAATCTACTGACAGATGAAGCAAGTGACATTCACATGAATAGAATGAAAAGAGTACAATCACTTTCCTACACATTTAAGAGTGATTGTCAGGAAATGATGAATTATGGTAGAATTAATGATTTATTGAGAGTTAATTCTGATTATCCTAAACTGTTTACACTTTCCAAACAGAGAGTTGTTTCTGATGAATCAATCATTATTTTGAATTCTCTTATGAACTTCTTGCCAAAATGGAAACAAAAAAAATTTCAGATAATATTGTTTGGCCTATTGCTTTTTCTAAATGGATGAGATATACTCCATTTGTAGCTTTTGATAAAGACAAATATAGAAAAATTGCCCTTGAGGTACTAGAATGATCACAAAAATTTATTTAGATATGGATGGTGTTTTGTGTGATTTTGAGAAGAGATATAAAAAACTATTCAATGAATCGCCGGAACATACAAGACGTAACAAAGATTGGTCTGAAAACTGGACCACTTTTATTGAGACCGAGCAGTTCAAAACCTTAGAGTGGTTTCCGGGAGGAAAGACTTTATTGGAAACTGTTCTTGATACAGGAATTGATGTTGAAATCCTATCATCATCTGGAGGAAAAAAATATCATTCCCAGGTTGAGAGTCATAAAAAGTTTTGGTTGATGAACAATGGTATTAGCTTCAAATCTAATATTGTTCCAGGTAGTGCGATCAAAGCAAAATATGCTAACTCAAGTGTTGTTTTAATTGATGACACAGACTATGTAATTGAAGCATTTAATAAAGCAGGTGGTTACGGTATTCTACATAAAGATGTGAAGGATACTGTAAAAAAACTAAATCACATCTTGCATGTTGCTAAATAATAGTATATCATGTTTATGTGGACAATTTAAATACAACGTTTATACTCCGTTATACGAAAGGAAATATCATGTCATTTGCAAATCTCAAACGCAATCGTTCTAGTCTCGATAAACTGACTAAAGCAATCGAGAGCACCACTCAAGCAGTCGAAGCCGGATCAAAAGATGATACTCGATTCTGGCAACCCTCAGTAGACAAATCAGGAAACGGAATGGCTGTCATTCGTTTTCTTCCCGCACCCTCTGTTGATGGTGAAGATGGTCTTCCTTGGGTACGAATCTTCAATCATGGCTTTCAGGGACCTGGTGGTTGGTTGATTGATAATTGTTTGACTACATTGAATGAGAAGTGCCCTGTTTGTGAACATAATAGCACTCTTTGGAATTCAGGTGTTGAATCGAACAAAGAGATTGTTAGGAAACAAAAGCGTAAGCTTTCATATGTGGCTAACATCTATGTTGTATCCGATCCTTCAAATCCTGAAAATGAAGGATCGATTCGCTTGTTTAAGTTTGGTAAGAAAATCTTCGATAAGATTACTGAAGCAATGAATCCGGAATTCGCGGATGAAAAGCCTTTGAATCCGTTTGACTTTTGGGAAGGTGCTAACTTCAAACTGAAGATTCGTAATGTCGAAGGTTATCGCAATTACGATAAATCAGAATTTGCAGATCCGTCTGCTCTTTTTGATGGTGATGATGTTAAACTCGAAAAGCTCTACACTCAAGAATATTCACTCAAAGAATTTCTTGATCGTAAGAATTTCAAGAGTTATGAATTGCTTAAAGGTCGTTTGGATAAAGTTCTTGGTTTCGAAGGTGATACTGAGGATGCTCCTGCTCCCGCGCAAGCACGTGTGACTGAAGCACCAAAATCACTTATGCCAGCGACACCTAAAGCATCCGTAACTGCTGAAGATGATGATCTAGATTATTTTAAATCTCTAGCAGAAGCAAACTAAAAAACAACCCCGCTTCGGCGGGGTTTTAATTAC